ACACATATGGACGGATACCTTTTTCTTCTTCGTGCCCATGCGCCTGGTCTGGAGCAACTTCGTTCGGATGATGGGCGAGCAGCCCGATCCCGAGTCGTCGACTGACTTCCTGGTGCCTGTGACCTTTGCTCCTCTCGGTGGCTATTCGGCTGGCTCCATCGGTGACTACATGGGCCTGCCTACCGTCGGCCAGCTGGGTGCCAGCGCTTCGTATGTTCACTCGACTCTGCCCGTCCGCGCCTACTGCTTGATCTTCAACGAGTGGTTTCGCGATGAAAACCTCCAATTCCGCCAGCCCGTTCCGACTGGCGATGGCCCGGATGACTGGTCGACCAGGCAGACCCCCTTTAGGCGTGGCAAGCGCCACGACTACTTCACCTCCGCGCTTCCGTGGCCCCAGAAAGGCGAGTCGGTTTCGCTGCCGTTGGGCAGTGTGGCGCCTGTGGTTTCTACGGGTACCGCTCCGGAGTGGTTTCTTTCACCAGGGAACAATTCGACGCTTGCGGGCCAGGCGGACGGCGACGCTACGTGGAGTAGTGGCGCTGCGTTTGGTGCTGGTACTGGCGCCAAGTGGGCTGTCACCGGGTTGGAGACCGATCTGTCGGCCGCCACTTCGGCCACCATCAACCAGCTGCGCCAGTCCTTCCAGATCCAGAAACTCCTCGAGCGCGACGCCCGCGGCGGCACGCGCTACACCGAACTCGTGCGCTCTCACTTCGGGGTCATGTCCCCCGACGCCCGCCTCCAACGCCCGGAATACCTCGGCGGCGGCTCAACGCCGATCGCCGTCCACCCTGTCGCACAGACTCAGGCCACCCAGGCCACCATCACGCCCCAGGGCAACCTCTCAGCCGTCGCTACCGTCCTCGGACGCTCCGGCTTCACTCAGTCGTTCACCGAACACGGCTACATCATCGGCCTCGCCTCCGTCCGGGCCGATCTCACCTACCAGCAGGGCCTTAACCGCATGTGGTCCCGCCGGACCCGGTTCGACTTCTATTGGCCCGTCTTCGCCATGCTCGGCGAACAAGCCGTCCTCAATAAGGAGATCTTCTTCCAGGCGCTTCCCGCCGACGAGGACGTCTTCGGCTACCAGGAACGCTGGGCCGAATACCGCTACAAGCCCTCGCAGATCTCCGGCAAGGTCCGCTCCGACTACGCTCAGCCAATCGACTTCTGGCACCTCGCCCAGGACTTCGCCACCCTGCCCACGCTCAACGCAACTTTCATCCAAGAGAACCCGCCCATCGACCGCGTTATCGCCACCACTGACCAGACCGGCGACCAATTCGTCATGGACTGCTTCTTCTCCAACAAAGTCGCCCGTCCGCTCCCGATGTACTCGGTGCCCGGCCTCGTGGATCACTTCTAATGCTCGCCGAACTCGGCTCTGCCGCGATTGGCGCTCTAGGCGGGATCTCCGCCAACAAATCGAGCGCCAAATTCGCCAAAGAGGCCTATCAACACCGCTATCAATGGATGGTCAACGACCTGCGCAAAGCAGGTCTCAATCCCATGCTCGCGGTCTCCAACTCCCCAGGCTCCGTCGCGCAACCCAACTTTGAAAACGTCGGCGAAGCCGCAATCAAAGGCGCTGGCGCGGCCTCCTCCGCTCGCGCTGCGCGCGAACAATCCACCCTGCTGAAAGAGCAGCAGAACGTTGCCCGCGCCACCGCCAACAACACGATGGCCCAAACTCAGGCCATCGAAATCGACAACCTCCTCAAGCGCGTCAAACCTGACTATCAGGACGCGCTCAAAATGGTCGGCGAAAAAGGCGAAATCACCGGCACCTCTGCCGCTGCCTCTGCCCGCTGGGACGCCGACCTTGAACACACTCGCAATGCCGCCAAATCCCTTGGCGAAAACGCCAAGCTCTCCCAGCTCGATCAAGCCCTACGTCAGGGCGACATCTCCAAACAGCAAATCGAGCTGAAATATGCCGACGAACTCGCCCAAATCGAAACCGCCTACCGCGCCGCAATGCAAAAAGCCGCGGACGCCAAAATCCCCCAGGCCCAAGCCGACGCCCAATTCTGGGAAAACGCCGGTCCCTGGGCCAAATGGGCCTCATTCCTCAAAACCATCATTGGAAAGTAACATGACGCGCAAGCACGCCATCGTCTTCAAGGATCCATCCCTGGCGGTTCAGTCGCAGCGCGACGAAGCCGACATCAACACCATCGTGCGCAACTTCGGCATCACTGGCCGTCTGCCTCAGTCCATCCGTCTTCCGTCCTTCGGAGACTTCTCCGGCATCTCCGACTATCAGTCGGCACTCAACGCCATCAATGAAGCTGAAAACAGCTTCTACCAAATCCCTGCGAAGGTCCGCGAGACCTTCGACAACGACCCGCAGAAGTTCATCGAATTCTGCGAAAACAAAGAAAACCTCCCACAGCTCCGGGAGTGGGGCCTTGCCCCGACTCCCGAAGCTCCTCCTGCGCCCGCGCCCGATCAGAGCAAGTAACGCTGCGCGCTTACGATCTCCCCATAGGGGCAATGCTGGCGCAACTTCGCCAGAGCCTGGTTAACCGCCCGGCTCTGGCTCTCCGCATACTCCACCGTCTCGTGCTGCAGGTACCTCCCTGCAGCCGTCTTCTCCTGCCATACCACGCGCCACGCGGGCGCTCCTTCCTTCTCCGTCTCCATTTCAGTCCTCCTCTCTACAACTGAAAAAAACCCCCTCCGGGGTCCCCTCCGGCCCCGCCCGCTCATCCCCTCTGCCGATTAGTTCACGCTCAGGCACATGGGATGAGCCTGGCGGGGCCTCCTACCTCCTCTCCGGGTTATCCACAGGCACAGGCCACCAGCCAATGTGCCTCGTGGATAACCCTCCGGCTCCGCCTCTTAAATCCGACCCCCTCCGGGGGTCTCCACCCAGTTGTTCCCTTGTTCACAACTGGTCTAGGTGACACCAAGTCACCTAAATGGGGTTCCAGGGGTACCCCCTGCGCGCGTCAATCCGCGCTCTCCTCCGGGTCTTCTCCCTCGTAGACCCTCCGCAAAGCGAAGCTTTGCTCTATGCGCTGCGTCAGTCATCGCGCTCGGGGTCTTTAGGCCCCGCGCGATTGACGCGCAGCGCTTAAAAGAGATGCTCGGTCTCCAACGGTCCCCTTGTCAAGTGAAACCTTTTCACCTATAAAGTTATCCACAGGATATCCACAGGTTATCCACAGGTTATCCACAGGGGTCCTCTATGCGACGCTTCTCTGTCAACAAGTCCCGCTCTGCCTCCAAGTTCCGCGGTTCCACCGGCAGGACAAAAGCACCCAACGTCCGTCCCGGTCCTATGCGCGGTGGAATCCGCCTCTGAACCGTGCCGTGCTTCCGTCCCCTCTCTGCCTGGTCGCCGCTCCAGGGCGGCCAGGTCTCTTTCTACGAAAAGCACGACCATCGTGAGATTCAAATTCCCTGTGGGCAATGCATCGGCTGTCGTGTTCAACGTCAGCAGATGTGGGCCTTCCGCTGTCTCGCGGAAGCATCCCAACACACCCACAACTGGTTTCTCACTCTCACGTATTCTGACGACTTCCTTCCGCCTCACGGTTCACTACGTCACCGCGACTGGCAACTGTTCGCCAAGCGCCTCCGCCGACGCCTCGGCCCCTTCCGCTATCTCATGTGCGGCGAATACGGTGAACACACCCAACGCCCGCACTATCACGCTCTGCTCTTTGGCCTTGATATTCCTGACGCTGATCGTTTCAGCGTGCGCCGTGAGCATCCCGTCTTCCGTAGCAAACTGCTCTCGGAAGCCTGGGGCCTCGGTCTATCCGAACTCGGTACCGTCACGGCCTCCTCTGCTCGCTACTGCGCCTCCTACGTCCTCAAGGACTGCGGCACACCCGAACGACTCGACGAACACACCGGCGAAGTCGTGCCCCTAACTCCCGCCTATGGCCGCATGTCCCTCAAGCCCGGTCTCGGCGACGCTTGGATTCGCAAGTACTATCCCGAGGTACTGACGCACGGCGTCTGTTACTCGCAAGACAAATCGTTCATCATCCCCAAGCGCTTCAAGCAAATCCTTGAAGACATCGACCCCAAGTCCTTTGACGATCTCCAAGCCCTCGCCATTGAAAAAGCCCAGGCAAGCCCCGACACAACCCCTGCGCGACTTCTCGCGCGCGAAGGCTGTGCCCTCGCTAACCGTCAACGCCAAAGGCTCAACAATGCGCTATAAAATTCTCTGCGTCCGCGACCGTGCCCTGGACACCTACGGACAGCCGTTCTTCTCCGCCTCTGTCGGCGCTGCCATTCGTTCGTTCTCGGACGAAATCAATCGCGCCGACCCCAACAATCAACTCAACAAACACCCTGGCGACTTCGACCTTTTCTCCCTGGGAGAATTCGACGACGCCTCGGGCGAATTCGACGCAACCCGCCCTCAGCAAATTGCTGTAGGCAAAGACTTACTCCTAAAGGCCTAATCTCATGATGCACCGGAACCGCTCCGTCAACGTCCATCAGTTCGCCATGGTCCCCCGCGCGGATATCCCGCGCTCTGGCTTCCTGATCGAAAACACGCATAAAACCACGTTCAACGCTGGTGAGTTGGTTCCGGTGTACTGTGAGGAAGTCCTCCCAGGCGACTCCTTCTCTCTCTCGGCGACCATGTTCGGTCGCCTCGCAACTCCGATTGTCCCGATCATGGACAATCTCTATCTCGACACGTTCTACTTCTTCGTTCCCAACCGGCTCGTATGGGACAACTGGAAAAAATTCTGCGGTGAGCAGAACACGCCGGGAGATTCCACCGACTACCTGACGCCGGTTATCACGGCGTTTACTCCCGCTGTCGGTGGTCTTGCCGATCACTTCGGCATGCCAATCAAATCTGTGTCGCCCATGGCGCTGCCTTTCCGCGCCTACAACCTCATCTGGAATGAATGGTTCCGCGACCAGAACCTGCAGGCCCCTGCCATCGTTTCAAAAACCGACGGCCCCGACGCCCCAACCAACTACGGGGTCCTCAAGCGCGGCAAGCGCCATGACTACTTCACCTCCTGCCTCCCCTGGCCTCAGAAGGGTGAGTCGGTCGGCATTCCCCTCGGCACCTCCGCGACCGTCAAGCTCGACAGCTCGGGCATCCTGGGCACCCAACCGATGCTGATGCGCGCGCTCGACGGCCAGTCCAACCTGTCGAATGGCAACCTGGCGGTCAACTCCGGCTCCGGCCTGCAAGTGGAGACCGTGGATGGTGTCCTGGACCCCAACGGCCGGCTCTTCGCTGACCTTTCTGAGGCCACCGCGGCGACCATCAACCAACTGCGCCAGGCCGTCCAGATCCAGAAGATGCTGGAGCGCGACGCGCGCGGCGGCACTCGCTACATCGAGATTCTTCGCTCGCACTTCGGGGTCACTTCGCCTGACGCCCGCCTGCAGCGTCCGGAGTACCTCGGCGGCGGTCGTACTCCCATCATGTTCAACCCCATCGCGCAAACCTCGGGCTCACCCGGGGACACGGGCTACACGGATACGCCTCTCGGCACCCTCGGGGCCATGGCAACCACTCTCGCGTCCGGTCACGGCTTCTCCCACTCCTTTGTGGAACACGGCTTCGTCATCGGCCTGGTCAACGTCCGCGCCGACATCAACTATCAGCAGGGCATCCGCAAGCTCTGGAAGCGGCAGACGCGCTCCGACTTTTACTTCCCTGCCTTCGCCCAGCTCGGCGAGCAAGCGGTGCTCAACAACGAGATCTTCCCCCAGGGCCCCGTCGCAGACTCCGAGGTGTTCGGCTACCAGGAGCGCTGGGCGGAGTACCGCTACCACCCGTCGAAGCTCCCCGGCCTGATGCGCTCGACTGCGGCCGGTACCGTCGATGCTTGGCACCTGGCGCAACGCTTCGTCACGCTGCCCACTCTCAACGCGACCTTCATCGAGGAGAAACCGCCGCTGGAGCGGTGTCTCGCTGTCGGCGCCGGTGCCAACGGGCAGCAGCTCATCTTCGACTCCTTCTTCGACATCAAGGCCGCGCGCCCGGTCCCGGCCTACTCGATCCCCGGCTTGATGGACCATTTCTGATGAGCACCTGGACCAAGATCCGTGGGTATGTGGGTGCGGCGGCTGCGGCCGTCGCCTCCATCTACTACCCGCCGGCTTCCGCGCTCGTCAAGCCTCTGCTGCAGCGTGGCGCTGTCGATAACGCTCCCAAGCCGCCGCCGCAGCCTGCCGGCACTCTCGGGGAATCCGAGG